AGGCCCAGGTTTTAGTCGCGGCAGTGATAAGTTTAGTCACAACAACTGGAGCGGTCATTCTAACGATGGTCGTTTAGTTAATAAAGGTCGTGGCCCAACAAAGGGTAACGATGGATCATGCCATCACAGTGGTATGTCTATGACAGGACATAAGCCTATGGCAGCGGCTGTACCTAGCGTACCAGCACAAGGATCTGTTCGTGACAACATTAACCGTGGTCCACAAGTTCGCAACCCAGGCGGCACAACTGCTATGCCAAAACTTGGCAAAGAAAGTTTTAACTATGGTCGCGGTCCAACGAAAGGTACCATGCAATGACAGTATATTCAGTATCAGGCCCAACCTTAACATTAACAGGTAATGGGGCAAACAATACAGGTAATTTATTAGTTACTGATTGCTTTAATCCTATTACTGGAACAGCAGGACCAGTTATAGTTAAAATAAACAATAGTAGTAATAGTGCTGTTGCTACTGTACAATGGGGAGACGGCACAGTTCCAACTTATACATTTGCTAATGTAAGTGGCACAGCAAGTGGAAGTGGAGCAAATGCTAAATTTAACTTTACAGTAACTAACGCAGGCTATAGTGCTACAATTGCTAACACAGGCGTTGGCTATATTCCTACAGAAACAATTACTGTTGCCGGAGCAAGTTTAGGAGGTGTCACACCTACCAATAATGCTACTGTTACAGTTAGTACAGCAAATGTATTAAATGCAGTTAATACGTTAGATAATGCAAGTCTAGTTCCTGGTACTGGTTATAGTGATGCAACTGGTGTTGCTACTACAGCCAGTGGTAGTGGTACAGGCTTGACAGTAGATATTACTCAAACAGGTGGTGCGATTGACACTGTTGTTGCAAATGCCAAAGGTCAAAGTTATACTATTGGTGAAACTATTACTATTACAGGTGGTGGTGGTGACGCAACTATTGATGTATTAACAGTTACTCCAGGTGGACAAATACTTACAATTGCAGTAACAGGAACAAGAGTTTGGCCTCAAACATCAATACAACAAACAGTGGTGTTACCAAACAGTACTGATTTTGTTCAAGTAAACGGACAATTAGCATTAGACAGTTTCTTTATTGGAAATTGCGCTAGCGGCAATATGTTTATTACTCCTGTTCAAATTTTAGGATAATAATATGAAAACAACAAACCCACAACAAAAAGCTATCAATCAAAAACGCGGACCTACTACCGGTAATCACGGTACACCTAGTAAGCGTAACACATTTATGGATGAGAAATCAACTGTAAATAGCGAAAGAGCAACAATAGCTAACATGATTACTGATGCATTAGGTATGCGTGGTCGTGGTCAAGCTGGTAAAACAAACCCTGCATTAGAAAGTGTTAGTAGCAATACAAACACAGGTCCTAAAAAGAATTCTACAGCAGATGGTAGTAAGTTGCCAAGTAAGTATAAGTCACCTAAAAAGTAATGGCTAAAACTACTAAATCAAAAACTGCTAAAAAGCCTATAGCCAAACAGACTGTAGTGCCTAAGCCTAAAGCACTTAAACGTCCAATGCCCGGTAGACAAGGTCCTGCTGGTCAAAAGGGCGCTTTAGGTGCTAGTAGCGGTTATTGACTATAAATAATAAGGGCATTCGCCCTTTGTTTTGAAAGGAAAAGAAATGAAAAAACAAAAAGCACAACCACAAGATAACGTATGGGACACACCCATTGAACCCACTGATACTAGTGTTGAACAGTACACCGAAGAGGTGCAAAAAGTCGTAAAGCCAAGTACAAAGAAGGTAGAAATACCTGAGTTTGACTTAGAAGGCTTAATGACTGACTTCCCAACAGCGACAGAACTAGAACGATTTGTTTTCGATCAACGAGGCGTAGTATTGAACCTCAAAGGTCGTGCAAACAAGTTAAAGTATCAAATTGCTATGGACGTATTAAATGGCGAAGAAGTTGATAATATCTTCTTGGGTAATGATAACCCATACATTGATAAGACTGAACTAGTACCTATCGATCCAATTAAGCCAACACCAGATCGTGATAAAAACTTACCTGATCGTACTGAAATTCAAAACGTTTTCTACGTACCTACATTCCCACATCCAGATGAGGAAGCAAGAGCTAAAGACATGAAGTGTCATATGCTTTTTCGTAAGTACAAGAATGGCGTAATCAGTTTTGAAATCTTAGGCCCGTTGGATCAACGTCCATTCGGTGAAAAGATTGACAAGTTTGGACGCACTCGTCCCGAAGTCATTAAATGGTATGACCCACGTACTGGCGAGCAAACTGCTCAACGTGAAGATGGAACATTAACTCCTATTGGTAAACGATTACGTGCAACTATGCAAACATATCGTGTTAACAAAAGCAATCATTGGGATGTATGGGTAGATCGTGAATTTGTTTCATTGAATGAAAACATAGCACATAATCCTTGGGATCTAAAATGAACTCACGTGACCAAGAAATAAAACAAGCACAAGAACATGCTAGGGTTAGCGAAACATTGATAATGCAAAAAGTCAATGCTAGCCATCGTGTTGCTTTTGCTGAAAAGTTTCCTGGTCAACTAGAACACATATTACGCTTACTAACTGAACGATTACAGATTGGTTTAGACAAGCGTGATAATGTGGTACTAGAAGATCCTAAATCATGGAAACTATCTACATCAGAACTTAGAGATTTAAGTCAAGCGATTGAAGCAATATACTTTATTCGCAAAGATTTGAAAGGCTAATATGGTTGGTGAAGATGTATTAATGGCTAGAGCATTGCGATGGTCAGTAGACAAACACGACCTAACAATTGATGCATTGAAAACTATACCAGGTCCATTAAAGAATAAGTTAATGGATCTAAGTATAACTGTAGCTGAAGATATGAGATATAATCAACTCAAATACTTTAGACCATTTGAGCATCAACGCACATTCTTTCGTACCGGAAGTAGCGAACGTAGAGGTATTCTTGCCGCTAACCGTATTGGTAAAACAGTTAGTACTTGCTATGAAACAGCAATGCACTTAACTGGAATATATCCTGATTGGTGGGAAGGATACAAATTCACTGGTCCAATTACAGCAATGGTTGCTGGCGAAGGCTGGAGTCAAGTTGCACTTGTATTACAGAATGAATTATTGGGCACACAAGATGTTAAAATCACTGAGAACTTAGGATCAGGTGCTATTCCAAAAGATCGTATCATTACTACTACTATGCGTAATGATGGAGCTAATTGCATTGGTTGCGAAATTAAACATTCCTCTGGGGGTAATAGTTACCTCTTGTTTGCTAACTACACGCAGGAAGTAAGACAACTACAAGGTTTCAAGTTAAATCTTGCTGTGTTTGATGAACAACCGCCTGATGACTTCTTCTCAGAAATTGTAACACGTACCGCTACTACACAAGGTAAAGTTCTTTGTTCTTTTACTCCATTAAAAGGTCTTAACGGATTAGTTAGTAAGTTTTGGAACAAAGAAGAAGGCTACGAGTATATTCGTGTTAGTTGGGATAATGTACCTGAATATGATCCATGGGGCTTGCCATTCTTATTGAATGAAACTCGTAGACAATTGGAACGAGATTACTTACCACACGAACGTGAAGCTCGTATTGCAGGTAAGCCTGTAATGGGTAAGGGCGCTGTGTTTCAACTTAACAAGTGGCCCACTTATCAAACAGGCGAAATTGACTTTCAACGTATGCCTAATATTCAACGTGTTATTAGTCTTGACTTGGGTTTAGTAAATGACAAGACAGTTATTAGTTTACTGTATTGGGAACCATATGAAAGAACATGTTACTTACATAAACAAATTGTGGTGCAGGGTGTGGAAGAAGCAGTACCCAGTCAATACATCAATCACTTGCTTAGACCAGAAGTCTTTGGAACCCCAATTGTTCTTCCGGCAGATGCTAACACGACTGGACGATATACAATGTCGTCCAACAGCATTAGAGAGTTGTTTGAAAGTTATGAACTTAATGTGTACGAAAAAGCCATTATGAATCCACCTGATAGTCAGGGTCGTGTAACTAATCACAAAAGTTACGGTATTAACCAAATGCGTCAAATGCTTGAAGTTGGTAGTTTAATGGTAAATGAGAACTGTACACACTTTTTAAGTGAAGCACAAAACTATTATGTAGATACGCAAGGCAGATTTAGTGATCCAGACGATTGCATTGATAGCGCAAGATATGGACTGCTAGCTTGTTTACAAGGTATATGTGAGCCATGGGATAATAGAACACCACAACAACGTATGGCTGCTCAAAGAGATAGATATATTACAAGAGATGAAAGTACAAAACCAGCATGGAAAAAGAGCTATTCCCCG